GGGGCCGTCTTTTTTTATTTATACCTCAATTTGCGAAGGAGCACAAGGAAATAAATGGCGTTTACAACTTGGTCTGACATGCGAACCCAGCTTAAAAACGCTCTGGCCGGTTATGCGGGCGGCGCCCCAATGACGAAAGAGTATTGGATCAGCGGTCGGAAGCACGTGTTCCGGGATGTCAAGGAAATTGAAGAGCTGATCAAAATGACCTGTCGCATGGAAGAGCTGGAAAATTCCGGTAATCAGGAAAATATGACCTCTTACGGGAGGTACGAGCGATGAGTTCCAATAAAGTTGAGATGTGGCAATTACAGCAGAGGCAAGGGCTGCCGCTAAGCGTGAAAGAACGATATAGCGAAAGACGTATAAGCGCATGGTATGGGCGCTGGAATGGCAATGTATATGTCAGTTTTTCCGGCGGCAAAGACAGCACAGTTTTATTACATTTGGTAAGAAATTTATATCCTGATGTTCCGGCAGTTTTTGTTGATACCGGGTTGGAATATCCTGAAATTATAGAATTTGTGCGCACAATTGATAACGTCGTATGGTTAAAACCAAAAATGAGTTTTTTTAGCGTATTACAAAAGTATGGATACCCGGTTATTTCTAAAATGCAGGCGCAATACATTGAATGTTATAGAATGACGGGATCTGAAAAAATGAAGGACTTGAGGTGGAATGGTAAAAAATATAATGGCCACCTGAATTATAAGATATCCGAGAAATGGAAATATCTTGTAACAGCACCATTCAAAATTTCGGATAAATGTTGCGATGTTATGAAAAAGAGCCCTGTTCGCGAGTATGAGAAAGCAACTCGTCAAAAACCATTCATCGGAATTATGGCAGTCGATAGCATTCAAAGAAAAAAACAGTATTTACAACAGGGATGTAATGTCCTTGAAGGTAAAAATCAGCAATCAAGGCCGATGGCATTTTGGTTAGAACAGGATATATGGGATTACATAAAAAAATGTAATATTCCATATTCAAAAATATACGATATGGGCCAAACGCATACTGGCTGTATGTTTTGTATGTTCGGCGTTCATATCGGAAAGGGCGAAAACAGATTTCAAAAAATGAAAAAAACACATCCAAAAAAATATGAATATTGTATCAATATTCTTGGGTGTGGGCAGGTGTTGGATTATATAGGAGTCAAATATTGAAATTTATTGATAATTTATTTCCCGGAATGGCCCTTAATCATGAAATCAAAAAACATCGGCTGGCCAGAATGCGCGATCTGTATTCCGGCAACAGCAACAGTAATATTTTTGAGGCCACGGCCGGCGGGCGGCTGCAGCATGATTTTTTGGCCCCGCATACGGACGCCGATTCGGCCATAGCCGGTAACAACGATAAATTGCGCCGGCACGTCCGGCAGCACGAATACAACAACGGCGATATCGCCGGGCCCATCCAGCGTTTTGCCAATTACATTATCGGCTCGGGGCTCCGGTTCCAGGCACGGGTAACGGCAGATAAAAAATTTACGCGAATGATGGATGTCCCCCGCATAACCGAGCAGACCGCCGAGGCCTTCAATTTCTGGACGGAAAAGCGGATGAAAACCTGGAACAAACAGGCGGACGTCCGGCTTATCATGACCGGTCACGAAATGCAGCGTCTCATCATGATGACGCTGATCCGGGACGGCGAAGCGCTTATTATCGGCCGCAAGAGCCGGCGACCCGGGCGCATGATTCCATATTGTCAGGAAATTGTCGAAATTGACCGCCTGCAAACACCCCCGGGATTAATCACCGACCCCGCGGTGCGCAATGGCATTCGCTATGACGACGAGGGCGCGCCCGAGACTTATTATGTCCTGAAACATCATCCGGGCAATACCATGCAGCCGAATTTCAAATTTGATGATTTCGAGGAAGTCCCGGTCTGGAACCCGGACGGCACAAAGAAAGTCTTCCATCTATTCGAGGTCCTGCGACCCGAGCAGACCAGGGGATTTACCTGGCTGGCGGCCGGACTGAAAGACATCCAAAATATTGTGCGGTATAAAGATGCTGAAATGATGGCAGCCTTAGAAGATGCTTGCATGACAGGCATTGTAAAAACAACGGCGCCGCAAACATTCCAGAACAATTACACCAAAGCGGGCCCGGTAGCCAGCGGCGCAGAGAAACGGATTTCCGGGTTTAAGCCAAACAAAGTGCATTATCTCAATCTGTATGAGGAAATGGATATACATCGTCCCCAGCGCCCGAATGATAAATTCGACGAAATTATCAACAGTTTTTCCCGCGGCCCGGCCAACGGCCTGAACATCCCGCCCGAGGTATGGACCCAGAACTGGAAGGACATGAATTACTCCAATGCCAGGACAGTATTGATTTCGTTTTATTCCGTGTGCCGGATCAAGCAGCGTTATTTCGTTGATCATTACTCCCTGCCGACCCATGAAAATATAGCGCCGGAACTGGTGGCCACCGGAAACGTCCCGGCCCCGGGCTTTGATCAGCGGCGGGAAGATTACCTGGCCGCGGAGTATATTCCGCCGGCCCGCGAATGGGTGGACCCGAAAAAAGAGGCGGAGGGCAAAGCCATCGACATTATGAACATGACCGAAACCGGCCACTCCGTTTGCGCGGCCCAGGGGCACGACTACGATGAAAACCTGGAAATAAGGGCCCGGGAGTTGAAAAGGATGAAAGAGTTGGAAGAAAAGTACGGCATATCTTTCCCCTCTCCTGCCTCCCCGTCCAAAAAAACAAAAGAGGGGCCGGAAAAAGATGAGGAAGATGAAAAGGAAGAGGTCCCATCAGGGTCAGGGAAAAAAGCCAAGGTTATCAAAATGAAAAAATAAGGAGAAAAAGGAATGGATGAATTATGGTATCGGTCGTTTGAATTTAACCGCGAATGGCTGAATGAAGAAAAAAGAGAGGCTCAAATTTCCTTTTCCTCCGAGACACTGGAGGTCAAAAGATGGTGGGGCATTGAGATACTGGACCATTCCCCGGGCGCTGTTGATTTAAGCAGATTAAAGAAAATCGGGGCCCATTTATTTAATCATAATCCCGACCGGATTATCGGGCCGATAAAAAAACCAAAAATTGAAGACGGTCGCGGCGTGGCTATTGTCGGCTATGACGAAACCGGGGAAGGCAACCAGGCGCTGATCCGTACCAAATCCGGCAGCCTGCGCGGCGTGTCGGTAGGTTATAGAGTCAAGGAATTTAAGGAGCTGGTCCCCGGAGAGGAACATCAAATGGCCACAAAAACCATAAAGGGCCGGAAGGATAAGCTTATTAGGGTGGCCACCAAATGGGAGCCGGTTGAAATTTCTTCAACTCCTGTTCCCTGGGACACATCGGTGGGTCTGGGACGGGAGGCCACCAGAGACCTGGGCGGCATTGAAATAATCAGGGCCAACCGCCCGAACCGAACCGACAGCCCAACCACAAATTGGCCGGACGGATTTTTATCCGGATCGGGAGATCCGGTCAACAACCAAACCACAGAGGAGGGAAACGACGTGGAAACAGAAGAAATCCGGAAAATGTTAGGCGAGGCAATCAAAGCAATGGTCCCCGATATCAGCCGGCAAATACAGGACAGCATGAGGGCCGGGTTGGTGACCGATATACGGCGGCCGTCCAGGAGAGCATTAAGGAAGCGGCCAAGCCGAAGATGAATGTTGAAACGGAAGTTGCCCGCGACCTGCTCAACAGGGCCGGGGCCGTCAGTTTGGAAGCCAAGTCGGAAGTGTCCAATATGCTTTTTGACGGGAAACTGGAGAACGAGATCCTGCGTCACCTGCAGGATAAAATAATGGGCGATCCCGATGCGAATGATTCCGGCGGAGACGGCGGAGACGGAACGGGCAGAAACACCGGGAGCGGCGCCGCTGGCGGCGGCAACAATCGGCAGGTCGCCGCTAGTTTTAAGGCCGTCAAAGATGACGATTTTTTTAGGGCCTTTGGCGGGAATCTGGAATTACGTTTCAGTTAATCGGCCGGCTATGACTGGCGCCGGCGGCGCCAGTCCGGGAATTTAAATAAATTTAAATATATTTAATTATTAAGGGGAGAAAAAATATGGC